AGCCCCATGTACGCTGGATCGATCTTTGCCAATCCAAACGCTTAAACGGAAAAATAGTAGCATTGCTTTTTTCTGCGCTTTGTGTCTGGACTTCGCTTGGCGCTGGCAACGTTGCCACCTTCGGCCAACTCAGAAACTTGATTTCCCTGGCTAAACATGGCCCGAAGCCCTCGACCTCGACTACTGTGCTCGGCTGGATCTTGCCCCGAGTTACGAGCCCCTGCAATTGCCCCCCGGTAAGTTTCGCTGTCCCGTTTCCCGTCTGAATCGAATAAGTCATTCTAGGCCTCTGTCTCCGTCACTTCGTGTAATCCATGCAACGCATCAACCGATCGACATAATAACGCTATGCAAGCCTCCAATGCGTCAGGCCCGTCGTCATGCTGACCGTACGGGAACTCTTGCATCTGCTTTATCAGAAGCTCATTAGAAGCTGACTTCCGGAATCTTAAAAGGCGTTGATTGAGCCACTTCCCGAGCCGTTCGATCCGAACCGTCTTGTTCGTGGTCTGATTGACTAGGATCGGCTTGTCGGCGTTGTACTCGATATCCTGGCACACTTCCCAATAATCGTCAGCCAAAAGATCCTGCCATGCGTTCGCCTCAAGCCCTACAAAAGCCGTTTTTCGCTCCCTGTTGAACAGCACGAAGTCACGAACCATCTTCGGTATAGGCTTGCGCTCAATGTCCGAATCGACGTAAAACAACCCACTTTTGTACCCGATCCAGATTTGTGCCTGATAGTCACCCTTTCGACTGTTCTTGCCCTTCGAAGGATCCAGGAAGCTAGCCGAGATAAGGCAGTCGGTCGGCTCTGGGAAGTCCACATCGTCGGCGAAAATGTTGCTGAAGTAGGACTCTGGCCAGTTGGCCATGCTCGACCCCTTCGGGTTCCCCTGGTAGATCGAGTGCCACCAATGCCCTGCCTGCCTCTTGCGCCTTTCCATTACCTCTGACGGCCATCGTTCTGGCCAAAGGGCCTCACCTTCTGCGCGTCCTAGCGGATCCTTGACCTCGGTACCCTCACGCAATGCTTGAAGGGTGATCGACCGAACCCGGATATCAAGCTCGTCTTTCCGCTTCTCGATGCGTCCAATCAAGTCGTCGCTGTTCCACTGTGTGCATAAAAGCACGCACTTGCCGCCCGGCTCTAGCCGTGTTCCCGACGTTGAAACAAACCAGTCCCATTGGTCGTCCCTGATCTTTTGGGAGTAGCTCGATTTCGCATCCTTGAGGTAGTCATCGATAATCAACAGGTCAGCACCGAACCCCACGATCGATCCACCAACCCCGGCTGCGAGACATTCTCCCTTAGTCTTTTCAAGCTGCCAGTTTCGTATAGCCGAGTACTTCGGATCCACGCCGGGGATTCCCATCATCGGTGCAAGCTCGTGCACCTTGTCCCGCACCCATCGCGAGTGACTGCTTGCCAATGTTGCCGTATTCGAGCAAATCATTACCCGTTTGTAGGGGTTTCTCAGCATGTACCAAGTAGGTGCCCAACGTGCTAAGTACTGGCTCTTTCCATGGCGTACAGGACATTTTACTATCAGGCAGTCTAGATTCGGATCGGATAGCAAGTTCCTAAACTCGAAGTCGATTACCGCTAAGTGCCTAGCTCGTTCCCATTCTCCGTTCGAGAACCGTTCGGCCATCAGCAAGGGACTTCGCATTGCCCTGGCATCCGCTAGGGCTCGTTCTGCTTCCTTCGGGCTTACCCAGGCTGGCACGTTAAGCGTAGTCATCCGGTGCCCCCGGTAGAACCTTGATGTCCCGTAGGTCTAGGTCGTCCTGGCTGGCAACGTTTCCACCTTCGATCATCGCCAGAATCTGATTTACCGTGATCGTCGTGCCGGCCTGGACTTGCTGCGGTAGCTCTTTTGGCCGTGTGTTGATCTGATCCATCGCCAACAAAAGCCGGTTTGCCCAAAGCTTTTCTTTCGTCGGTGCCCCTGGATCCATTGCCACCTTTGCGGCCTCGAAAACCATTCTTTCCCGTAGCTCGGGTGGTATCGGCCAGCGTTCGTTTACGGCCCTTAGCTCTAGCCGTAGATCCTTGATTCGCTTTACCTGTTCGCCCCTACCCGCTGCTATAGCTGCTTGCTCGTTCTCTGGGCGCAGTTCCGGCCAAAAGAATGATGCGGGTTTTGTTGGGCTGCCTGTCGCTTTCGGCGCTCGGCTCTGTGACTCCGGCTTTATGCCTGTCGTTTTCTTGCCTCGCGCCGGTGACGTTTTCTTTCCGGCACGCTTTGTCATGCTATTTTTTCAAGTTTGGTGGAAGGATCTGCGGTACTGCATTCTTCCATTTTATCGAGTGATGAATTCTCCGGTGAAACTGCCCCATCATCCTAACCCTCGTGCAGCTTGGAGCATACATCACGCTATAGAAACTCTTGACGTATGTTCCGTATCGCAGGTAAACGTCGGTCATTCCTGACGCTCCAGACTGAGTTTGTTTTTGCCCAACACTCACAAAAGGAACCGTCATGAACTTTGCACCTGTTCTGCCTCGTTGAAGATATGTGTTTACATCCTCATTCATTTGCGAAATGAACCAAAATCTGCGAGTCGTCATGCAGAAAAACGAGTTCATAATCTTGCGTTTAGCAATCCCAGCAACATTTTTATTCGCTACTGCTTTCTTCCCTCCTAGAAAGTCTCCCCCTTGTGCCATCGCTACACAATCCAATCCTGAATTTTCCAAGAAATCGAACATGAGGCGAAAAACAACATCGACATTTTTTATCTCTGGAGTGCTCTCTAGGTAGTTTTGATTGCTGTCTGTTCTCCACTGAAAAGCTGTGTAGTCATCATCGAGAACTAGGAACTTGACAAAACCACAATCAGCCGCGATGTCGAAACACGCATTGCGAACGTGCGTTGTCGTTCGCCTGTCGTTGAAATTATTGCTCTCATCGACCATGTTCGCATAGGCAAGCTTATCGAAGACTACAACCTTGCCGCCGTACTTTTTCTCGTAGTTTGCTCGCGTCTTATCCTCGTTGTCAACTACGATGCGATAATCTCCGCTGTACCCGCACCGCTTCAAGGTCTTCAACGTCAACACATTGTCTGGCCTGCCATGAGAGATTATGAAAACGATGTAGTCATTCATTATCATCCTCTGCGGTTTCGCTTGAGTATTGGACGGAAAGGTTCATGCTCAACTGACAATAACCCTTCGCTATCGCGTTGTCCATGTCGATCAAAACCAATGCCGAATCTTCAATCAGGGCTTGTTCTTCTTTGCTGGAATGAGCGTAGAACTCTGCGATCTTTTCGTAATCGAAGACGACATGCCTCGTTGCTGCCATCGTGAGAAACTGCTTTAGCTCTTCACTCAGACCTTTCGATGCCTCGATCCGACTCACTAGCTCATTGTACTTATCCAGGCTTTGCAGTTCTGTTACTGAGGGCTTTTGTCCAGTCACGCTATAGGTCGGAGGAACTATCTTTCTCGTGTACTGCTCGTCGTCTTCCTGCCATTTCCCACAATCCGCAAGCATTTGCTTCGACAAATCACTCAGGACGCCTTCACTGAACGAACATTCAGCGACCAACTGATCTAGCGCTGAAGCATCGATCTCGGCCAGTTCGCTGGACACATCGAGGACCAACAGGGCTTTCTTTTCGTCCTCGGGGCTTAGCTCTACGTACTCAACATCCACCAACGTATCATCGCCCACGCCCAGGGCCTGCATGACCCGTTCGTGGCCATCAACGATATGACCCGTGACCTTGTTGACAAGCACCGACTTGATGAACCCTAGTTCCTCGATCGAGGCTGCAACGACCTTGCGCTGCTTTTCTGGGTGCCTGCGGTGATTGAACGGGTTGGCCATTAGCTGACCGGCTTGAACCTTCTCGTGGCCTACGATTTTTGAGCGCCACTTCGAGGGCTCGTTCGCACCGGATGCGTTTTTCTCTTTCGGCATTGGATCACCTTTTGAGGGATGGATGGACTGCAAAATCCTAGACTATCCGATGCCGTTTTGCAAATCAGCGCTGGCAACGTTGCCACTGAAAACCGGATCGAGCTAGTGGGATTGTTTCGCTTGCGTCCCGTCATTGTGCTAGCAGGATGCGTTCCATTTCCTTCGCAGCCTCAATCAAATCAAGCGACCCTACAAACAACTTGCCATTCTTCGGCCTGACAATTTCTTGCGACGGTGCTGGCCTTGCATCGGGCTCCAATTCGCCAGGTAGAATCTTCCACGCTAGGCGGTACGTCTTGAAAGTGTACTGGATTTCATCGCTCATCTTTAAGGCCTCACATGCCCAAAAACCAACTTTCTCACTGGCAACGTTGCCACTTTGCAGAAAAACGCAACGCTGTTTTTTTCTAGCCTTAGAACTTGAATAAGGCTCGGACAGCCTCAACGATGATCTGAATGATCCCGAAGAATGCAGCGACCACAACGACCATCAAAATCAGTGGCAAGCACGCAACGAAAGCAATCACAAACGCTGCGTATTCCGAGCTACTCAATTTCATTTTCTAACGTTCCTTGCTGGCAACGTTGCCACCTGTGAAACAAAAAAACAATGCTACTTTTTTCTGACGCTCTGCAAATCCCTTGCGTCCCTATTTTTCTTTCGACGCATCCTCACATAAAAAACATGCCAAGCCTTAGCTAATGTTCTTTTGCGTACTCTAGTAGACCATTTGCCGTTAACGACCTTCAAGCTAGCAATTATTTTTTTTGACTGTCGCGCCCTCATAATTTCCCTTGCTACTTTTTTCTGACGCTCTGCAAATCCCTTGCGATCTTGTCCGGCATTTGGTTCGGCTTGAGCGACCCCTTAACCTGATCGAATGCAATCGCGACAGCCTGTTCCCTTGAGACTTCATCGACGATGCAAATCGATTTACGCTCTAGGTATAGCTCAAGCTCCAGGCTGCTTGCTATCGGTTCCTTTTCGTCGTCCATTTTGCCCTCTAAGTGTATGAAAAAACCCGGCAGCCTTGGTCAGCAACCGGGTACGGGTTCAACAAGAAAGGAGGCCTAGTTTGGAGACTATGCAAAACCTTGCCACCCGCTGCTAAGGATTTCCGGATCATGCTACCGAGGCTCTCTTAGCACTGCCTAGCGATTCCTCGTCGCGATGCCCTTCCAGCTTATTCGGCATCGCTCGGAGTAGGCCGCCAAACCTTTATTCCTGCGACTTTTCGACATCCCAAGAGTACTCGGGATATCCATCACCGTTGAAGAATTCGACTACGGCCTGATGCTTTTGCTCATCGCTAGCAGATAAAAACGCTGCCTTATTTTCGAATCCAAGATCCACAGGCATAACTATCTGAACGTTTGCACTATCGCAATTCGCACCGCTGTCCAACCTGATTCGAATTTCTTCGCCTTTCGGTTTTATTCCCATATCTTGAAACATACTTTTCTCAAATTTCTTTTGAAGAATCAAAAAACCTATTATTCCTCTGGCAACGTTGCCAGCCGATCGCGCTCATCGAGACGCTTTTCAAAGGCCTCGAACCTTCGATTTTGCTCGTCAATCTGCGTTTGGAGTTCGTCGAAACCCTTCTGCAACGCAGCCAGCTTTTTCGTGAACTCTGCCTCGGTTTGTTTTCGTTTTTCCTCACAGGTCATAGATCAGTCCCTTTAGTTGTTCAAGTGCATTTCGTACCCTTCGGGCAGCCGTGTTTCGGCGTACCCCCAACGCCTCTGCGATTTCCTC